TCTGGTTTACTTAATCCTACAAAAACTGGTGTATTATCCTACCTTCACAAAGCAATTAAACCACTCAATCAACTCCGAATGGTCGAAGATGCGATTGTTATCTATCGTATCTCAAGAGCACCAGAACGAAGAATTTTCTACATTGATGTTGGTAACCTACCTAAGTTAAAAGCGGAACAATATATTCGTGACATCATGACTCGTTACAAGAATCGTTTGGTTTATGATTCTACTACTGGTGAAGTCAAAGATGATCGAAGACATCAATCTATGTTGGAAGATTATTGGTTACCACGAAGAGAAGGTGGAAGAGGAACAGAGATTACTACACTTCCAGGCGGTGAAAATCTAGGTCAATTGGAAGATGTAGAATACTTTCAGAAGAAAATGTACAAGGCAATGCACGTTCCTGTATCTCGACTAGAAGCTGACTCTGGTTTCTCTTTAGGAAGAGAGAGTGAGATTACTAGAGATGAACTTCTTTTCAGTAAGTTTATTGGTAAGTTACAAACAAGATTTTCAATGTTGTTCGGTGAAATACTAGAAAAACAGTTGATACTGAAGAACATTATAACTTCTGAAGAATGGTCTCAAATAAAAGACAAGGTTCATTACAAGTTTGAGAAAGACCATTACTATACTGAATTCAAACAACAAGAGACATTGACTCAAAGAGTTGATTTAGCAAGAAATATGGAAGAATATGTCGGAAATTATTATTCTAGAGAGTTTTTTAGAAAAAATATTTTAAGACAAACAGAACAGGATATAAAAGATCAAGACGAGCAAATTGAGAAGGAGAAAAAAGAAGGTGAGTTTGACGGTGATATGACTGTTGATGACAGCGGTTATTAATAATGTTTATAAATATTAATAGATAATTTTTTGGAGATAAAAATGGCAGAACAACCAGTACAAAAAGAATTTAAAGCTGTAGACATTGTAGATTTTGCAATGGGTGCACAACCAATAAAAGTAGACGATGCATTCAATTCTATAATAGCAGATAAAGTAATAAGTTCTTTAGCATCAAGAAAACAGGAAGTTTCTGCTCAAATGTTTAATGACAAACAAGAAATATCTGCTGAGGTAGAGGTACAATCCGAACCCGAAGTAGAAGCACAAACTACGGAGACACAATGAAACTATTAGCAGCAAAAACTGCAACGACTGCCACAGAATTAAGTTTGGGCAAAGCAACATCCGTTGCTGTTTATTGTTCAGCTATTTCTATTATTTCCGTAGTTCAGAGTGATGGAGAAGAAGGAGGAACGGGCGGAACAGTTCAAGGTTCTATTACTTTACCCGCTGGTTCAGTAACAGTAATTAATAAAGATCCTGACCAATTTATACTAGCAAATGTAACAAATGGTACTTACACAGTAGTAGCATCAACTGGGATATAATGAAATCATTTAAAGATTTACAACAAGAACTGGTATCTATAAAAGAAGATGGTCATACTGACGTTGCAAGTGCAGTTAGACAATGTAAAATTGTTATAGAAGATGCTAGTCAAATAATGACTAAATTACAGAGTATGGATTCTGAGGAATCTTTACCTACTTGGTGGTCTAATAAGATTGCGATAGCATCTAATAGTTTCAATAAAATGAGAGACTATCTGTTAGTTCCAAGTACAGAATCGGTTAACGTCAAGGAAGATGTTGTAGACCAACTACGAAGTATAGTAAAAAAAAAGAAAGAATCGGATATAACGTTTAAATCTGGTACATCTGTTCCGATTGATCCAAATTCAGCAGAAACCGTACTGAAAACATTTGATTCACTAAATAGTAGTAATAAAAGAAAAACACAAGACAGCATGAACAAAGATACAAAATCATTCATGAAAGTCTTAGATTTTGCATTTAATAACAAAGGGTAGGACAAAATGAAACTAATTTGCGAGTTACAAGAAGCCGTGGATTATGAACTAGTTGAAGCAAGTGAAACTAAACCAAAACAGTATTTCATCGAAGGCATTTTTATGCAATCGGAAGTAAAGAATAAAAATGGTAGATTATATCCTTTGGACGTTCTTGAAAAAGAAGTAAACCGATATGTAAAAGAATATGTAGAACCAAAACGTGCTTTTGGAGAGTTAGGTCATCCAGACGGCCCTACTGTCAATTTAGATCGTGCGTCACATATGATTACTTCACTTGTAAAAGAAGGTAAGAATTTTGTTGGTCGAGCAAAAGTTCTCGATACACCAAACGGAAAAATAGTGAAAAGTTTTATTGATGAAGGTGCAAGGTTGGGTGTTTCCTCAAGGGGAATGGGAACTTTGAAATCAGAATCAAAAGGGAAATCACAGATCGTTCAGAGTGATTTTTTTCTTGCAACTGCAGCAGACATTGTTGCTGATCCATCTGCTCCTAATGCTTTCGTTGAAGGTATTATGGAAGGTAAGGAATGGGTTTGGGATAATGGACTACTAAGGGAACAAGACGTAGAAAGGGCAAAGAAAAACATCGAAGCCGCCTCTTCTAAACAACTTGAAGAAGTCAAGTTGAGAGAATTTTCCAATCTAATGTCAAAATTATGATTATTATAAATATTAACACGAACCAATTACTATAAATTTTTAGGAGTTTCAAATGAGTAACGAAGAAATTACAAACCAAGATGAAGTTCTGGAAGAAGTAGAACAGCAGGATGAACTTGTTGAGACTCCAGAAGCAAAAGTGGAAGAAGTCCAAGAAGATAAAATGCCTTCTACTAAGTCTGGAATGATCAAAGCATTGTTCGACAAAGTTAACGGTATGAAAAAAGAAGAAGTCACTGCTAAGTATAACGACTTAATGGGTGTTGCAGAAGCAGAAGATTTAGGTGGCCCAACCCCAACTGATTCTGATAACGAAAAAGATGAAGTTGGTAAAAAGAAAAAGAAGATGAAAGCATCTGACCTTCCAGAAATTAATGTCAAAGAAGACATCGAAGCACTTGTTCAGGGTGAAGAACTTTCTGAAGATTTCAAAGCAAAAGCATCTACAATTTTTGAAGCAGCTGTTTATCAGAAAGTTATGGAAGCTGTAACAAAGAAGACTGAAGAATTAGAAGAAGAATCCAACAAGAATCTTCAAGAAGAAATTATCTCCTTTAGAGATGAGTTGACAGAAAAAGTTGACGGCTACTTGAATTATGTTGTTGAAGAATGGATGAAAGAAAACGAACTAGCACTCGACAGTTCACTTAGAAGTGAAATTACAGAAGAGTTCATTACTGGTTTGAAAGGTCTATTCACAGAACATTACATCGAAGTTCCAGAAGAAAAAGTAGACATGGTTGAGAACTTATTTGACCGCGTTGAGGAATTAGAAACTAAGTTAAATGGTAAAATTGAAGAAAATGTTAAGGTCACAAGCGAACTTAACGAATATCGCAAAAACAAGATTGTCGAAGAAGTTAGTAATGATCTTGCTGACACACAATCTGAAAAGTTGAAGACACTTACAGAAGGTGTTTCAATCGAAGAAGGCGATGTAGAAGATTTTGAAAGTAAAGTAAAACAGATTAAGGAAAGTTATTTCCCTAGTCAAGTTAAAAAAGATGAAGTTATTAGTGAAGAAAATGTTAGTTCAGAAGATCAAGAGGAAACTCCTGTGAAAATGAACAACATCATGGAAGCATATAGTCAAGCTATTGCTCGATAAGTATTACAATTTTTTTTAATCCATATTATAGGAGTTAAATAATATGAAACTCGCAGAAAATTTAAATGAAAAGTGGGCTCCAGTTTTGGATCATCCTGATCTTCCTAAGATCACGGATAGTCACAAACGTGCCGTTACAGCTATGTGTCTTGAGAACACAGAACACCAATACGCTCAAGATCAAGCAATGCAAGGACAAGGTGGTTTATTGTCGGAATCAACACCAACAACAATCAATGCTTTGACATCCACTAACCCATCTTTAGGTGGTGTTGCTGGAAACTCAGTACAAACAGCAGGTTTGAATTTTGCAGATCCAGTTTTGATCTCTATGGTTCGCCGTGCAATGCCTCAGTTAGTTGCATATGACGTTTGTGGAGTTCAACCAATGTCAGGCCCAACAGG